CAATATGGTGAGACCGCGCACCGTACAAGAGATTGAAGAGTGCGGTTCTCGCACAATTATTAGAAATGTAAACACAAAGGATTACACATTAGAATCCTTAAGTAAACAATATTCTGATGCATATTTTATGAAATTATATTTTAAGATTAGATGTTATGAGGAAGAGGTACCGCTCCCCGAAAATCAAAAATTACTGCTTATGGATGATTGTGAGGAACTCAGACAAAGCGATGGTCACCGCCGCGCTTTACAGATTTTTGAAAGAATTATAAATAAAACGTTTGACTATAACGGTTCTCTGAGTTATATTAAGAAGAGATTGGATTTAATCAAGGCAGACGAATTCGATCAAGAAGAGGGCACAAGAGGGAGCAATGCTTTTTCAGGCTATTGATGATAAATCTGAATGCATAGGTGTATACACCGATGGTAAATTGCATTTTGAGGATTTCCCCGACGATCTTACCAGAACGTGGCGTTACACCGGTTCGATTATAGATGACGCGGTTGAATATGGGTGGATATATGCTTTAGGAAGTGAACTTAAGCATGTGTGTCCGCAGGATTATGCTGAAGAGTTGGCGCTCACCGAAAGAAAACTTCGAGCATATATAAAAACTTTCAAAATCGCAAAAGTCAACTTAAATGATCATTGTATTTTTGACTTGGTTCCTCATGATTTCTTAAAGCGTTTTTGCGAGGTTAAAAACCGCATCACAGAACATGTTCTTGAAACGCGGCCAAAACCGTCAAATTATCAACATTTGTGCGATGTTGAAAAACTGTTATATAAGATACGCTATAAAAAGTTGAATCTGAACACTTCCGAATGTCGCCATTTGATGCTTTCCACTCTAGAGCGCCACAAAGCACAAGAATTGGCCAAGAACTTTAAGTATATTGACTACAACCTCTTTGGAACGATCACAGGACGCCTCACAACGAATCCTGGCTCTTTCCCGGTACTTACCCTCAAGAAAGAGTTCCGAAAGCTTCTGAAGCCGAATAACGACCTTTTTGTGGCACTTGACTATAATGGCGCCGAAGTTCGCACCTTCTTAGAACTAGCTGGACACGAACAACCAGATTATGATATTCATGATTGGAATGTAAGAAATGTGTTTGCAAATACGCTGACGAGGGATGAGGCAAAGGTTGAATTCTTTGGGTGGTTATATAACTCCCGAGAAGACGCAGTTTTAAGCGAGATTTACGATAAAGATAGCGTACTTGACAAGTGGTACAATGGTGATTATATTATAACTCCGTATAATCGTCAAATAGAGGTTGATGACTTTAAAGCCCTTAACTATATTATCCAAAGCACAACAGCAGATCGAGTTCTATCAAAGGCTGTTATAATAGATAAAATGCTTGAAGATAGAAAATCTTATATTTCGCATATACTTCATGATGAAATTGTGATAGACTTTGATAACGAGGATAGGGATATTATCATGGAGATTAAGGTTGTTTTTGAAGATGGTTATTTGAGTACCATGAAGGCCGGCAAGAACTACTTTGAATTGAGTGAGTTGAGTCTATGATTTCGATTATTGGTCTCGGTAATGCAGCCTCCAGCATAGCAGAAAGGTTTAAATCGATTAAAAATTATAAAGTCTATCTGCTTAACAGTAAAATTGAAAGACACAGCAAATATAAACGCAAATTACAAGTTTTTGATACGCCCGAAGAATATGAAAAAAAGATTCCAAACTTAAAAAAGTTTTTTGCCGAAATCACCGATAGAGTACAAGTTTTCATCGTAGGTTCGTCTATGAGTTCTAACTATTCCCTTGGTGTGCTGCAGCAACTTAAAAACAAGCAAATTGAAGTTTTTTATGTTAAGCCTGATTCAGAGCTTCTAACAGGAATACCAAAACTAATGGATAGGGTGGTTTTTAGTGTATTACAGCAATATGCGCGATCTGGCCTTCTAAAATCTCTTACTGTTGTCAGTAATGAACTTTTAGAAAATCATTTAGGAAATGTTCCTATTAAGAAATATTATGATACTCTTAATGATTCGATATTTTCAACCATTCACTATTTAAATTTCTTTGAACATAATGAGCCAGAAATCGGAATGGTATCAAAACCACTCGACGTTTGCCGTATTAGAACCATCGGTTTGCTCAATATGAAAACTTTAGAAGAAAAGTGGCTTTTTGAGCTTGACATGGATCGCGACGTATGTTATTATATGTGTATAAACAGGGAAAAGTTGGAGAATGACGGGGAGCTTCACAAGAAACTGGTTGATTTGCTTAAGCAAAAACCAAGGAATGCTTTCCGTAAGATCTCGTATGCAATTTACGAGACTGAATATGATGATTTTGGGTTCTGCGTTGCCCTTACTAACGTAGTACAAGAATACGTTTGATATGCTACATCAAACGTGATAGACTCAGATATCAAGGGACGCTTGGTATTCTTTAACACAAACAAGGAGAAAAAGAAATGAGTATTGATATGGAACTGATGCGGCGCAAGCTAGCATCCCTTCGTGGAGAAGGAAATGGAGATAAAACCCAGTCAGTCTGGTTTAAGCCGGATGAGGGTGATACGGATATTCGTATTGTTCCAACAAATGACGGGGATCCCCTTAAAGAGATGTCTTTCCACTATAATGTGGGCGATCATCGAGGCGGTGTTCTTTGTCCGAAGCGTAACTTCGGCGAAGCATGTCCCATCTGTGAATTTGCCTCTGCGCTGTGGCGCGAAGGCACATCTAACAACGACGAAGACAGCAAGAACCTTGCTAAGTCTCTCTTCGTTCGACAACGATATTTCTCCCCCGTGGTTCTCCGCGGTCGAGAAGACGAGGGTGTCAAGGTTTATGGTTACGGAAAGAAGGCTTATGAACTTCTTTTGGGCTATATTCTTGATCCCGAGTACGGTGATATTACGGACTCTCATGAGGGAACAGATATTACTTTGACATACACCAAGCCCAATAAGCCTGGTGCATATCCACAAACGAGCCTAAAAATGCGTCGAAACACATCCCCCCTGCTCGAAGATGCGGAATCCATCCCTGCCCTCCTGGACCGCATACCTGAGTTCGATTCCCTATTCGAACGCTTGTCCCCCGAGCAAGTCGGCGCTATTCTAGATGAACAACTTTCCGGCAATGGTTCTGCAGAAAGTCGTTCGTCCGAGACAGTCAAGTACTCCGCACAACCGACGAATGATGTTGATAAAGCGTTTGATGAACTGATGTCTTGATCCTAGATAAATAGGTTCGTGGACCACCGATAGCAGACCGGGATTAAATAGTCTGCCACTTTTTACACCTTGGAGGGAACAATGGGTGCAGAAGCACTATCAAATAGAGATAATTGGCAGATGGGCGCGCGTATTACGGGAGACTATGGTGAAAACCAGTTTGTCGAGAGACTCGCAGAGGTTCTTTCTGATCATTATGAGATTATCCTCAAACCCCCAAAGATCCCGATTTTCAGCAACGGCAAGGGGATAGAGCCAGATGCCCAGATCATTAACCATGAAACTGGGAAATGTCTTTTTGTCGAGATGAAAACGGGGAATCGAGGAGGCAACGCCACAGAGGAAAGAGCAGCTAAGTATCTTTCCAGAGGTATTAATCGAAGGGTTAAAGAACTGCATGATACTCCACCCAACCCTTTCATTATAATATTTTTTGGGGATATCTTTAATGGTCGCGACGGACAACAGGGCTCGTTTATCATTGAAAGGCAGCAGAAGAACTCCGGCAAAATTATAAAGACCACTGTGCATCCCAAGATGTACCGTGAAAAGGTTCATGTGATGTTTGAAGGCGTCCCCTACGCGATTATGGACGAAAACTTTACCAATATTGAGGATGTAGCTACACAAATAATGGAAATCCTATGAAGCCGTTGTTTATGTGGGCAGGCGGCAAAACGCGCCTTATTAAGAAGTACAAGGCGAAAGAAGTTCTCCCTGAGTCGTTTGACGTGTACGTCGAGCCCTTTGTTGGTGCCGGCGCAATGTTTGTCTGGGCTTATAATAAGAATCCAGATGCTACCTTCATTCTGAACGATTACAACGAATCTATCATGGCTATCTATGAGGCTATTAGAGACGATATACATGTCTTTACCGCAAGAATGGACGAGCTATCATCGGAATACTTACCGCTAATCAAAGAAGAGCCAGATAAGACTAAAAGAAAAACTCTTGAAAAGGAACTAGAAAAAGACTGGGCTAAACTTTATAATCTCTTTCCTTGTCGAAGATATTTCTATTTCAAACTTCGCCAAGAACACGCTTTTGAACATGATAAGTGGACGCGGACAGAGGAGGCCGCATCACTATATTTCTTGATGAAGACAGGGTTTAACGGCATCTGGCAAGTCAATAAAAACACGAATGGCCGCTTTGGTACGCCATCTGGTCTTCTGAACCAGAAAGATGAAGTCTATGACAAGGATAATGTTATGGAGTGGCATGCCGCCTTGCAAGGCTGCACTCTGATGACAGGAGACTTCGCCCAGACACTTGACAAAGTTGAATCTGGAGCCTATGTTTTTCTGGATCCTCCGTATCGCGGCTCTTTTACACAATATGGTGTTGATTTTGATGACGAAATGCAGAACCGCGTGATTAAATTTTTAAACGACTTGACTTCTGCAGGAGCGTATGCTATGATGTCAAATAGAGATGTGGGAGATGGTTTCTTCGAATCTCGGCAGGGAAATAATCGTCTTATTTATTTTGATGTGACGTATACTGCCGGCCGACGCAAGAAGAATGAAGACGGAACCCACAGCGCCAAAAAGGCTAGAGAAATTTTAATGATTGGAGAAAATAAATG